CCGGACAGCAGGCTCACCATGAAAGCACTGGAAATGGCATGGGAAACCCGTGGTAAGCCCGTCGGGGTGATGTTCCACAGCGATCAAGGCAGCCATTATACGAGCAGGCAGTTCCGGCAGTTACTGTGGCGATACCGGATCAGGCAGAGTATGAGTCGGCGTGGAAACTGCTGGGATAACAGCCCAATGGAGCGCTTCTTCAGGAGTCTGAAGAACGAATGGGTGCCGGCGACGGGCTATGTAAGCTTCAGCGATGCAGCTCACGCAATAACGGACTATATCGTTGGATATTACAGCGCACTAAGACCGCACGAATATAATGGTGGGTTACCGCCAAACGAATCAGAAAACCGATACTGGAAAAACTCTAACGCGGTGGCCAGTTTTTGTTGACCACTTCACTCCATAACTTTCTGGCTGGATGATGAAGCTATTCAGGCCTGGTATGAGTCGGCAACGCCTTCATCACGGGGAAGACCTCAGCGCTATTCTGATCTCGCCATCACCACCGTTCTGGTCATTAAACGCGTATTCAGGCTGACCCTGCGCGCTGCACAGGGTTTTATTGATTCCATTTTTACACTGATGAATGTTCCGTTGCGCTGCCCGGATTACACCAGTGTCAGCAAGCGCGCAAAGTCGGTTAATGTCAGTTTCAAAACGTTCACCCGGGGTGAAATCGCGCATCTGGTGATTGATTCCACCGGGCTGAAGGTCTTTGGTGAAGGCGAATGGAAAGTCAAAAAACACGGCCAGGAACGCCGTCGTATATGGCGAAAGTTGCATCTGGCAGTTGACAGCAACACACATGAAATCATCTGTGCAGACCTGTCGCTGAACAATGTGACGGACTCAGAAGCCTTCCCGGGTCTTATCCGGCAGACTCACAGAAAAATCAGGGCAGCATCGGCAGACGGCGCTTACGACACCCGGCTCTGTCACGATGAACTGCGGCGTAAGAAAATCAGCGCGCTTATCCCGCCCCGAAAAGGCGCGGGTTACTGGCCCGGTGAATATGCAGACCGTAACCGTGCTGTTGCGAATCAGCGGCTGACCGGGAGTAATGCGCGGTGGAAATGGACAACAGATTATAACCGTCGCTCGATAGCGGAAACGGCGATGTACCGGGTAAAACAGCTGTTCGGGGGTTCACTGACGCTGCGTGACTACGATGGTCAGGTTGCGGAGGCTATGGCCCTGGTACGAGCGCTGAACAAAATGACGAAAGCAGGTATGCCTGAAAGCGTGCGTATTACCTGAAAACACAACCCGCTACGGGGGAGACTTACCCGAAATCTGATTTATTCAACAAAGCCCTTAAAATCTTTAAGCTCTTTAAATGGCTTTAACTTCCAAGACTTACCTCTATCAAGACAACGTCGCTTTATGCGAATTCCAGTCCGAGTAATTGAGCTAAGTTCAAAATGCAATGAAGAAACTCGACGTGATCTGTTCGAACGAATAAACTCAGGAAGTGACATTCTCAAAGATATGGAGGTCCGTAAGGGTTCAGAACTTGGTTCGACTACGTTATATAGGCAAGTAATAAAACCATGTTCAGCTATACCACAGTTTAAAGAACTGGCTCCGTTATCAGAAGCAAAAGAGAAGCGTGATGAACGTTTAGAATTTACATTACGTTTCTTTGCATACTTAGATAATTATCAAAACTTTGATCATTCAGTTCGCGATTTTCTGAATGACTATATGTCCGCAAATGGTGATCTTGACGAAGTTAAACAAAACTCAATGAAAGAAGAGTTTGCTAATGTTTTAAATTTCGTCGAAAAATATTTTCCTGCTGGGTTCAGAAAAACAGTCACAGCAAAATCGACCCCTCGTGTTCGATTTGAATCACTTGCTGTTGGTACTGCTTTAGCGCTTCGTTTAGATCCTCAATTAGCTCCAAAAAATCTTGACTGGATCAGTTCTGATGAATTCAAAGGATTAATAACTTCTGATGGCGCTAATAGTCGCATTAGAGTAGCTGAGCGAATTGAATACGTTCGAGATAGACTTTTAGAGGGATAACATGGACAGTTTTCGTGAAGATTTTGATATTAGGTCAGGAGAAATCTTGGCCTATTTAGATCTTTTAAGATTCATTGAGCATGCAGGCGCCGAACTGTTATCCTCTGACGATCCCGAAAACAAGTTCGCCATTACTGCTCAATCACGTAAGACCTTGAAAGGTACCGTATATATACTACTGTACAATTTGATCGAATCGACAATGAGAGAAGCTATTTGCTTTATTCATGAGACTATATACGATAGAAACATTCACTTTGATCAGCTTAAGAAGAACCTTAAATCTGAAATTCTAAAAAGATTAAAAAACGACTCAGTGAGTGTTGAAAGCCTCATTAATGGCCTGACAACAAAAGGAATATCCTGCGGTATTTCCTACGGTACTTTTAATAAAAAGAAACTTTTTTCAGGAAATATAGACAGAGATGAAATAAAGGAAAAATCAGTAATTTATGGTTTCTCAACAAACTCCGACTATACCCACACAAAACACGGGGAGAAATTAGCAACTGTTAAACAACACCGTAATGATTTGGCACATGGAAATGTTTCCTTCGCTGAACTTGGTAAAAACGTGTCTTATCAAGATTTAGAAAATGTTTCGCTCGAGGTTATTGCCTATTTAGACTCTATAGCAAATAACATCGAACATTACATTAATTCTAATGGTTATCTTGCCTCTTAGAATAAAATAGGCCTGACCAAAAGGCCTATTTGATTTTAGGGTAGGTGGTTTTTAATAGATTGTCCTATTACACGCCCCAGTTCGACAGGTACAGCATTACCAATCATCTTTCCAATACTTCGCATAACAATTTTAGACTCATCCTCCACGAAAGCATAGTCCATAGGAAAAGTTTGTAGTAAAGCGGCTTCACGCAGAGAAATGGCCCTATTTTGCTCCGGATGTCCGAAACGTCCATTCCCAAATCCGTAACAGAGGGTTGTAATAGTAGGGCTAGGTTTATCCCAAGACATACGCCCATAAACACTAGCATAGCCTTTACCACTAGATTTAAGATGGCAAGCGGCAATAAGTTCTTTTGGCCAGTCCTTCCAGGTTCCGCCCGGAACAGAATGAATAATTCGCTGCTTGTTGAGAGGTGTTAACTTACTTGCTCGATGTAAAACATCCGTCTTGTTAGCTTCGCCATCCTCTAATGGTGGTAGATCACCAATAGCATCTTTAACCGTTTTTATCTGAATGTCTTCACGCTTCACTAACTCAATATTCCCAAATTTCGAAGCCAGTAAAACATGCCGCGCACGATTTTGAGGTATACCATATTCAACACAATCAACCCGTGAAGCCCAAATTTTATAGCCTAAACCTATCAATGCATCATAGAAATCGTCATAAACCCTATGCTTCGTAACATCTGGAACATTTTCCATAGTTACAATCTCTGGCGAGACTTCGCGGATTAAACGCTCAAATTCATAAAGAAGAGGCCATTTGTTATCATGAGCTTTATCCTTACCTTGCGTGTACTTTGAAAAAGGTTGGCAAGGCGCGCATCCAGCCAAAACTTTAACAGAAGCAGTACCATACAACTCAAGGAGCGCCTCTTTTGTCACTTTGGTTATGTCTTGCTCAATGAATTTTGCTTTGTTGTTTCGTTCATAAGGGAACCTACACTCCCCCTCAAGATCAATTCCAGCAACGACATCTAAGCCTGCAAGCTGCAGGCCATGAGTCAATCCGCCAGCGCCACAAAAAAGGTCTATCACCTTAACAGTCATTTAACACCCCACATCTACAATGCCTCCAGTATATCGTCCTTTCAAAAAAATCTCGAGGCTTAAAACGTAAAAGGTATCATTGGGTATGGTCAATGGCTCCTGCTTATGATCCGCGATGTAATATTCCGACCGCAGTCGCAGCAGTAGAATGCTCTCCCGCCGCGAATGCCGATGGTGTGCTGCCCCTCAAGGAATGTACCATCCCATGCATAAAACTGCTTGAAATCCACAACCTCTTTCGTGTGGAATCCATTCTCACCGCCGCAGTGCGGGCATGAACTCGGGTTTTCTATAGCCATCACTCAGCCTCCACCTTGATGTCAGCGGCGGCAGCTGTACGCGCATAAACGATCACGCCGTCCTCGGGTCGCTTGCGCTGCAAAAAGATACCAGGGCGCGGCCACAATGCAATAAAGCGACATTCGCTGTTTTCAAGACGGTGAAATGCTTTCTCGCTCATCACACCTACCGGGCGAAGGTGCTCCTGTTCGCGCTCTAGCTCGGCGATGCGCGCCTGCAACTCCTCGCAGTGGTCTGTTATCCCACGGCATTGAGTTTTCCAGTAGGCTTCCATCCCCTGCGCCTTCTCCAGCGCCTCTATCAGCGCGAGGACGTCGTCGGCCTTTACATACAGGCTTTCGCCAAACTCCTTTGCGGATGTTGCTCGACGCTGCAGGCTCTGCGCCAGTTCGGTGATATCAGTCATGGCTGGCCTCCTCGAACAACACATCACCCTCAATCCCACCGACCTGATAAACGATCGAACCATCTTCACGATATTCCATTAGTGCAGCGCTCCAGCCTTCGCCACTGGGATCGTCATCGTCGCCTACCTGGACAAATCCACCAGCAACTACACGGGCCGGATACATTTCACCTTCAGTCCAGTATCCTTCGGTATCCTTAATGCAGAGAATTTGCAGTGAGTTGCTCATTTGTCCCCCTCATGCAGCTGCGCTGCGATGCTCGAAAAAAAAGACTCCCGCGTATGACTGTTAAGAGCTGGCGCAAAGGCCGCATTAAGAACGGCAACATCACAGCCGTCATCGGTATAGAGCGCGATTTTTTTCTCCAGACGCGCTTTCGCTTCACGCAGCTGCATACCCCGGCAGGCGCGCGGGATATATTCCGCAATCTGTGAAATAGCCTTTTCGTTCTTTTTAAACATGCTTCACCTCGATAGGCTTGATGGTGTCGAGCAGCAGCCGGCGGCGCGTATTTTCTGCAAAGTGACGGCGCCCTGTTTCTTTGTGGTAAAACTCGTTTTTGCCGACGACCCACATCCGCTCTGTCTGGTGCAGTTTTTTTACCTTCGGACCGTCTTTGGTGATCACGGTGCCGGTATGGGTTTTTACGATTGTCATACGGCCTCCCCAAGCACCCAACGGAGTGCGCTCGCATACTCACCCTCGGCAGATTCCAGGGCTTTTGTGATTTCTTTGCGGGTTTTCAGGCGAGGCTTTGCATCACCGAGGACCTGACGTTGCCGACGGGCTTTTTCGTGGCCTTTGGTACCAGCTGTCGCCAGCTCGATTTCTGCCACTTTTTCCCGCTGCTCTTCAGGTGGGAGCGCACCAAGCTGTCGCGCCTGGGTAATGGTGACTGTGCCAGCCTCCACCGCTTCCCTGACGGCCTGAGTAGCATCGAGGAGGGAGAGCGTTGCACGCACGGTCTGAATGCTGCAGCCAAACAACACCGCAATGTCGTCCTCATCGAGCCCGCGGTCGAGCGCATCTGACATTTTTTTAGCTCGGCCCAGGGCTGTATCAGGTCGGCGAATTTCGTTTTCACTGACCATGTATTTAGCCATCTGATTTGCTGATCCGCGCTTAACGACTCCAGGTACAAGCAGTGGGTCTTTGCCTTCTTTCAGACGGAGTTTATTTGCCTCCAGGGTATGTTTAACGCGCTGACGGCCAACAACTACGCAGGTGAGCCCCGTTTCAGGGTCTTTCCAGACGATGATTGGCTCCAGTACCCCCAGCTCCGCAATGTTCAGTACCATCCCTTCCTCGATCGGCAGGTGTACACGCTCATCGTAAAGTGGGTGGGTCTTATCGGTGACCAGGTGCAGGTTTTCAGGCTCGAAATTGAGCACGTTTGTTTTGCCGCTGGCACCGTATACATCGATTGAATTCTTAGCCATGAATAGCCTCCTGAACATCTAAAACTCGCTGAAAAACAGGGCTGCCAAGCAGGCTGTAATTCATCCCAACAGCAACTTTCGGCACCAGGCCAAAACGCTTCATGTCAAAGTCGATGACGGCCCGCTGATCGCGGAACAGCCCCAAACGACCATGCCGGACAACCTCGCCAGTCGCTTCTGCTTCGGAAAAATACCGTTGGACAGTAGCGCGGCTCAGCCCCAGTTTTTTCATTGCCTCGGCGGTCGTGAGTCGCCCCTGATGTCTAGTGATACGAATCACTGCGCGGACATACTCCCGGCGCTCAACAGCAGAAAATGCTCTAGCCATGTTTTCCTCACTTAACGACGCGCAGATGGCGGACGTTTTTGCGATAACTATCCCAGTCGAAGTTCACCCACATGCCGCCGTCCATCTGGAGACGGTCGAGAATGCGCGCGCCGAGGGTGTCCGTCAGAGATTCGTAGTTCAGGTTCGTCAGGATGCCGACCGGACGCATCGACGACAGGCGGCGATCGATAACCTGGTTCAGAATGACCTTTTCGCCGCTGCTGCCGCGCTGAATGCCTACTTCGTCCAGGATGAGCAGATCTACCTGGCAAAGGTCGTCCAGAAGCGAAGCCTCTGACTGCCCGTCGTCGTAGCACTCGCGAACACGTAGCATCAGGTCAGGAATAGTCACCACCAGCACAGAGCGACCACCAGCCAGCAGGTGATTTCCGATTGCGGCCGCCAGATGGTTTTTCCCGGTTCCCGGCGCTCCGCTGAATACGAAACTGGCGAACCCTGAACCGAAGTTCTGTGCGTAACTTTTCGCCATCGTGAGCGCCCGGCGCTGACCATCTCCTGCCACCTGGTAATTTGCGAACGTGCAGCTCCGATGCAGATCTTGAATTCCCGCTCGTCCGAATATTTTTTCAGCACGGGTACGCTGGTTTTGTTTTTCCAGTTCTTCGCAGCGTTTGCGCCCTTCCTCGGCCTGCCAGGTTCTCCACTCCTCTACACTGCCAAACTTAGGCTCTACACCCGGAGGGATGAGTTTTTTCAGCCGCTCCAGCGCACTACCAGTACCAATCATATTTTTCATCACTACCCCCTGAACCCACTCGGAATTAATTTATCTGGCTGGGATATTGAGTTCGGATCCCGTTTACCGGTTGGTACTTCGAAGCTCCACAACTCCTCGTAGTGCTTTGAGGGACCGAAAAACGTGGACGCTTGTTTCACGTACTCAGTGTTGAGTTTTCCGGCAGCAGTGACGTAATCCGCATATCGTCGAACACCATCGGTAAGCTCCTGCGCTGTTGCGCCTGATTTAATTCGAGCAGTCCAGGCTTTGAACGCATCGACCTTGCTATTGCCTCCTGCGCGCTTTGGGTATTCCCTCCAGGCCAGTTCAAATTCCTCCGGGTAACTGCTTTTCTTCTTTTCAGATGGAGCTTCATCGGAGGATCCACCATCTGGGGGGGTGGCGGAGCCATGCCCCGAAAGATCTTTATCTTGTTCTTGTTCCTGATCCTGTTCCTGATCTTGGCTTCGAAGCCCCTTCGAAGCCCCTTCTGGCGTTGGGCACGATTCGCGTTTGACATTCAGATGAAAATCATCCTTATAACGCTCGTAAAATAATGAAAGAAAAGGGTTTTCTGTAAGTGATGCATACTCACTCCTGACCCCCGCACAACGGTTATCACCTGGCTTTAATGCCTTGCCTACCTGGTAGGCGGCCATTTCATGCACCCAGACCATCTCTGTGTCCTCGTCATAGCTACAAAACCCCGCTTCGATGGTGCTTTTAAGCCCCTTCGAAGCCCCTTCTAAGCCCAGCCCTGTTTCATGGGCGATATAGAGAATTGGCAGGTAATACAAACCGAGCATGTTTGCGTGTGGCGAGGTCATGAGATAAAACGAGACCACCTGCGCTTCAGCGCCTTTTTTCCGCAGTTCCCGACCTGTTTTCCCCAGCCAGAATTGCGGTGCGACTGTTGCATAGTCACGCATAGATACCCCTGAACTTATGACGTTGGTTTATCGGTCTTTTCTGCGTGTTGAAAGACAATATCAACACACTGAAAGACACATTTTTGACAGATGGATACGCCGGGGCCGGCAATGAGAACGCCTGCAACCTCAATATTGCTCGCTCCGCAAAAGTAGCATTTATGGGTCGCTTGGGCGTTTACCTCAGTCTTTGTTCCTGACATACTTACCTCGCAATTACCTCTTCGTTTTTGCACCTGAAAGCCGTTGGTGTTACAGCACCGCGGCTTTCGCCTTTTTGATACCCGACATTACAAAACCCCAAGCATTGAAGTGACGATGGCCATCAGTGGCGCCGTTAGTTCTGGGTCAACCCGGAACATCTCGACAATTCCCTCGCTCAGTTCTTTCAGCTTTTGATGACGTGGAGCTCCCATGGCAACGGCAACCTTCGCTTCGCTGGTCTCTTTCTCCAACCTTGCCAGTCGGGACATGAAATTGTCTTCAGGCAACAGGCGGTGGCGAAATTCCAACGGGAGGACGGCCATGATGGCTGGCGTCAGAAGACGCACATTCGCGCGATACTTTTCAGAATCGACCTCGTTATCCAGGTAACGGAAAAGCTTCTGGCGGGCGCGGCTGATGTCCGCGGGAAATTCAATTTCTTCCCCGCCCTGCTGGCGCCACTCATCGATGATGTATGCCGAAACAACATCCTGACCTTCAGCAGCGGCCCAGGCGCGAACGGCAGAACGAATGCCGTCGTGATCTGCCACTTTCGCCTGATTTCGCTTTATCAGAGCGCCGGGGTTGAATCCGGTATTTTGTTGAAAGGAAAGTGTTTGCATGGTCATCCCGCCAGATTTTGTGAAGACAAACCGTCGTTTGGATTTGGGTAAAGGTCTGGGCGAAGTTCATGCGGAGTAACGCCGGTTACCCGGAAGATTTGGAAAACCCGAGACTGAGGAACGGCTCCCCCATGGCGATGCTTCCAATGGCTAATAGTCATAGATGAGACGTCCAGTTTTTCTGCTAGCTTCGTTGCGTCACCAGCGATCTGTATGGCTTTTTCTAATGCGTTCATAAACCACTCCGTTAAAGTTACAGAGAGAATTAAACATTATGTTTATTTTAATGTCAACTTTATGAATGTTGAGATGGTAAACATTTAGTTTAAAATCGTGATATATGAGAAAAAATACGCACCAGTCCGACAACCCACAGGTCCAAAGGCTCAATGAAATAATTGAGATGAAGCGCATATCCAAAGCGGATATAGCGAGAATTTGTGGTGTAAGTTCGCAATCGGTTAACAACTGGTTTGTGCGGGGAGCGATCGGAAAGAGCTCTGCCATAAAGCTCGCTGATGCTCTTGGCGTAAGCCTTGAGTGGGTTTTAGGTCAGGACGTCGATGCAAATGATGGTTTACGCCCGGACGAGAAGCGGTTGCTGGAACTCTATAACCAACTCCCCAACGAAGAAGAGCAACAGAACATGCTGCGGATCGTATCTCTGCGGCTCAAAGAGCTTGATGAGTTGTATGCCAAGTACATGGGGCGAAGGATTAAGGGCGATGAAGAATAATCATCACAACGGTTTAATCACGTAAGCGCCATATCCCGTAGAGAATTACGGAGAGGTTTGTAACTGAAATAATCAAGGCAACTGTGGCCAAGATATCAGAGCCAGACATAGGAAAACCTCCATGAGCTATAGCGACATCGTTGCAACTATTGCAATGATTGTATCTATCACAGCAGTTCCTGCAAGCGGTTACTTTAGCTACAGATATGCAGTAAAAGGGGAAAAACGCAAAGAGTTCAATGCAATAAGCGATATAATAAGACAAAAATTAAGAGATCAATTGCGACTTATTGAGAATGGAGTGTTTCCCGGTGGCGGAAATGTATCAATATCACAGCGAGAGATTGATACGTTCATTGATATCTGCAGCCCCAAGAACAAGAAACACCTTTCGGAACTCTGGAGTGAATATCAGCGCTCCCTGCAAAACAGTATTGATGTCAGTGACCCGTTGAAAGATCCTGACTTTCATAGCCCTTCATTTATTCAATCAGCGATTGAAAAAATATTGCCGTATTGTCAGCGCCAGTAGCCCGGCCACGCGTCGAGTTTTATTGCCCCTACTCTTTCGGTAGCGACAGAATGTCAAGGGCCAATTCCACAGCCAGATCGACATGGTCTTCCTGCCACAACACCTGAATCATCTCTATCAGAGCCTCTCTTGACGGCTCTTGCTTCTCAACCAGTAGCTGCATAACTGCTACCCCGATAACCTGCGCTATTTGCGGGTGCATCTCTGCGAAAAACTCATCCTCATACCGCATACCATTAGCCCTCATAGATGTTTTTAAAACCAAAGAATAGACCCATAAACATACTCCCTGCACTAACCCACCTCTCGTTATAAACTTTTTGTTTACGTTTAATTAATCACAATGTTGACACAACATTAAACATTGTGTTTAATTAACTCCAGCAACACCCCACCAAGGCAGGACGCCCACGAAGTAGCTGCCCGGAGCATACGAATTCCGGGATGAGGTGGAAATATCAATGCGCAGTAGGTAGTAACGTTCCGCTGGCCGGCGACAAGGCAGAGGTTGAAATGAGCAAGCACGGCATCAGGGCCCTAGTCATTTCGGCAGTTATCGGGCTCTTCATCTGGATCGCGCTTTTCAGCGTACTGAGGGAGATATTTCTATGAATGATTTCGCACGCAAACCCGCTCGTCAGCAGGCTGTTCGTTTAAGTCCGCTGTCAGCTTTCATCCGCCGGGTGTGCTACATGCTCGCGCAAAAAGGAGACCCTTCATGAGCACGATGTTTGCCCTGGTTCTCACCGTCAGCATGCTGACGGGCGGTAATCAGGATGTCCTGCTCGGCGTTTACGACACTGAGAATGACTGCAAGGCAGCTGCAGAAGAGCAACACGTGAAAGCCGAATGTTATCCGCTGAAAGGTGTACTGGACGAGCATCCGGCCGGGTTCACGGTGCAAATGTAGGGGGAAGAATGCAGAAGAAATGCGGTTACTGCCGTAAAGCAATCGAGGGAAAACCAGTGGTAAGCACCCTGTTGTACCTCCAGGGGAACCAGCTCGCACGGAAAGAAAAAGAGTACTGCTCTGAACGCTGCGCCTCTTACGACCAGATGGCGCACGAGGGCTAACGTAAACCCGCCGAAGCGGGCTGTACGTCCGGTGCCACCGACCAAAGTTACACCGGAAATTACCAAAACCAATGACCACCCTGAATGGGCGCTACCAATGGCCCGGGGGATTCTACATCCAAAATAGAGGCTATCACATGGAATATTTTTATCTGATAAAAGCGACTCAAAAATCGGGTAAAGCTGATGCCGTAATCTGGCGCACTAATAAATCAGAAGCTCGCGCCCTTCTGCAGCTGGACGTCGATCTGGAAGACGCTGGGATCGAAACAGGCCGCGGCAAAGACTATCAAAAACCAATTCGCACCGATTTCCCGGTATTCAATGACCTGCCGGCGGAAGGTGTTCTCGATTACTCATGGTGCGAACGCTACCAGCTCGGTGATGATGGTCGCACCTGGGCTCTGAAGCCAGGTCAGTCGCCTGCGGAGCATCACATCAATGATGCCGAAGTATCCGCTGAGCCCGTGGAAACTTTCGGTAGCGATGAATACCAGGACGATTCGAGCGCGCTTTTTAACGTGGCAGAACTCCCCTTTCGCGCTCAGTTGCTGGCGCAGTACATGGCTGAAGAACGTCACGTTTATCATATCAGCATGCCTCACCGGCAGGAGCTGTCAGCTCTTGAAATGGACACTGATAACGCAGCCGTCCAGGATCTGATTCTGGCCGCCGAGAATGTCCCTGAAATCAAAAAATACGATATGCCGGCGCTCTGGAAATTCACCAGCGCCAATAAAAAAGTCTTCCCGGAAGGGAAACGGCATGAGCTGGGCAAACGTATCCAGTTTGCAAAGCTGTGGTTCGCCACGAACGCGATCGACCGCGGCATTCTCACCAGGGAATGGGCTGCCGGTAACTGCATTTCTTCGGTTTTGAAAACCGATGCAGGTACGAATGCTGGCGGCGTTAATAAGACCGATCGCAACCCTGACTACACCCATACCCTTGATACGCTCGATGTAGAAATAGCTCTGGCCACAATGCCAATGGATTTCGATATCTACAATTTCCCGGCATCAATTCACCGCCGGGCCAAAGAGATCGTCCGGAAGAAAGAAAGTCCATTCAAGGAATGGTCTGCAGCGCTGCGCAAGGTTGCAGGCATCCTGGATTATTCCCGCGCCGCCATTTTTGCCCTTATTCGTGGCGCCACCAGCGACATTCATCATTTCCCGGTAAGTCTGCAGACCTATATCAATGCGAACCTTACCGAGCATAAGCATGACGCCCCTTCTGCTGAGACGCTTGAAAAAGCTGGTCATGTTTCATCTGCCGCCGTCACTCTGGACGCTGTGAAAAAGGCTATCGATGGAGATGAAGGTGTGCCTGACCTGGAAACTCCCCCAATTGACTTTCAGGTAATTGGCACCGAACAGGTGAAAGAAGCTCAAAAGAAACGCCCTGACGCTAATCAGGTTCTGGCCGCCAAACGTGGCGAATATGTCGAAGGCATCAGTGACCCCACGGATCCGAAGTGGATAACCGAAGACCTGACCAAACCCAAACAGCCTGAAGTTTCAAACATGGGCAATGGTGTTTTTTCGATTGATGGTCTGATGGATAGCCAGCCAGCACCAGCACCAGCACTTTCTATCGTGGACCAGGCGCGCCAGCGCGCTGCAGAAGAAAAAATACATCCAGCTAATTCCGGGGAAACCACCAGCGATGTGCAGATGGAAACGGCTCAGCCGGTCGAAGACGAAAATGATAATGCGGTATCAGCAGGCGAAGGCACTGATGAGCCTCCTGCGCAAACAATTGCCGTGAACATGAGCAAAATACTGGCTGAACGCTGCCCGGATCTTACCGCCGAAGTGCTGAAAAGCCAGGTTTCGGAGAGTGCTCATAGCGATGAAGAGGAAAAGGCTGAACAAGCAGCGCCAGCATGGCCGGAGTATTTCGAGCCTGGTCGATATGAAGGCGTGCCAAATGAGGTCTACCACGCCGCTAACGGCATCAGCTCCACGATGGTTAAAGATGCCCGGGTATCGCTGATGTATTTCGAGGCGCGCCACGTATCCAAAACCATCCAGAAGGTGCGCTCTCCTGTTCTGGATATGGGCAATCTGGTGCATGCACTGGCGCTGCAGCCTGATCAGCTGGAAAAAGAATTCAGTATCGAGCCGGAAATCCCGGAAGGCGCCTTCACCACTACGGCGACGATCCGCGCATTTATCGACGAATACAACAACGGGCTTCCGGTTTTACTCAGCGCAGATGACATCAAAAGATACCTGGAGGAATACAACGCGAACCTGCCCGCCCAGGTTCCCTTGGGTACATCAGTTGAAGAAACCGGCCATGGTTATATGTCTTTACCTGCTGAGTTCCAGCGCATTGAAGACGGTCAGAAGCAAACCGCCACCGCAATGAAGGCCTGCATCAAAGAATACAACGCCACCCTGCCCGCCCAGGTGAAAACCAGCGTTGGCCGCGATGCCTTACTGGAACAGCTGGCGCTTATTAATCCTGACATGGTTGCTCAGGAAGCACAGAAGGCGCAGCCCCTGAAAGTCTCTGGCACAAAGGCCGATCTGATTCAGGCCGTGAAATCGGTAAAACCGGATGCCGTGTTTGCCGATGAACTGCTGGATGCATGGCGCGAGAACCCGGAAGGAAAAGTGCTGGTTACCCGCCAGCAGCTGGCTACGGCACTGGCCATTCAGAAAGCACTGTTGAATCACCCGACCGCCGGCAAGTTGTTGACGCACCCGAGCCGCGCCGTCGAGGTGAGCTATTTCGGTATTGATGAGGAAACCGGGCTGGAAGTTCGCGTGCGCCCTGACCTTGAAATAGACATGGGCGGCCTGCGCATCGGTGCTGACCTGAAAACCATCAGCATGTGGAACATCAAGCAGGAAGGCCTTCGCGGGAAACTGCACCGGGAAATCATCGAGCGCGATTATCACCTGAGTGCGGCTATGTACTGCGAAACCGCAGCCCTTGACCAGTTCTTCTGGATATTCGTCAACAAAGACGAGAACTACCACTGGATCGCCATCATCGAGGCATCCGAAGAACTGCTGGAACTCGGCATGCTGGAATATCGCAAAGCAATGCGTGCCATCGCGAACGGTTTCGACACTGGCGAATGGCCGGCGCCGATTACCGAAGACTACACCGAAGAACTTAACGATTTTGATATGCGCCGTCTCGAAGCGCTGCGCGTACAGGCATAAGGGGGAATAACAATGTCCAATTTAGTCGCAACTACTGAAAACCAGACCCAGAAGATCGACAACGTTTCTATCCTGACGAACGGTGAATTGTTCAACCGCCTGCGCACGCTCTCGGAAGTAATGGCCAATAGTGGAAACTTCGTGCCTGAGCATTATCGCGGGAAACCAGATGCGTGCATGGCTGTAGTGATGCAGGCAGCGCGTTGGGGTATGGATCCGTTTGCAGTGGCACAGAAAACCTTCATCGTGGGTAACTCAGGTGTGCTTGGCTATGAGGCACAGCTGGTGAATGCGGTAATTAACACCATGGCTCCAACCAAAGACCGGATCCATTTTGAATGGTTTGGTGCATGGGAAAATATCGTTGGCCGCTTCATTAAAAAAACCAGCGGCAAAGGTAACGACTACATCGCGCCGGGCTGGGATTTGCAAGATGAAGCTGGCGTGGGCGTCCGCGCCTGGGCAACGCTCAAAGGAGAATCAGAACCTCGCGAGCTTGTGCTGATGCTTTCGCAGGCACAAGTCCGCAACTCTACACTGTGGGCGAGCGACCCCCGTCAGCAACTGGCCTATCTCGCCGTTAAACGTTGGGCGCGACTGTACTGCCCGGATGTGATCCTCGGGGTCTATACCGCCGATGAAATTGACGAACGCGAAGAAAGGGTTATCAACCCGGCGCAGACAGAAAAGGTCACGCTGAATGAGATAACACACTCCGTTGGCGATTCCACCAGCACGCAAGAGCCTGCATCTAACGTTGACTCTGTTGCTCACGAACTCCGAGAGCGGATTGATACAGCTGAATCAGTGGACCAGGCCAAAGCCATTCGTGTAGACATCGAATCACAGAAAGCTCTGCTGGGTACTGCTTTGTATACCGAACTGAAGAGTAAGGCGGTGAAACGCTACTACCTTGTTGATGCGAAGAACAAAGTTGAGGCCGCCATAAATTCACTCCCTAACCCGGGGGATCCGGAAGCCGAAGCGTTATTCGCGAAGGCAGAAAGCACCCTGACCTCATCGCGCCGCCACCTCGGTGATGAACTGTATGACCAGTTCCGCATCACCCTGGACGACATGAAACCAGAATACGTGGGCTAAGGGAGGCGGGAGGGTTCGCCCTCCCGGTAACGATATGAGCAAATCACTGAATGCACGATGCATACGTCGCTGGGAAGTGGAATTCAAACCTTTCTGCGATTCAAAAGTTAACCCCTACTGGCGTAAACGCGATCTGCGCGGGTATATCCGCGAAGCTGCACTCACCACCGCTTACTGCATGGTTGAACGAATGGCTGAAGATAACGCCCGAGCTGATTTTGGTATCAAGGGTTGGTCGTCGGATTTCTCAGCCTGGTACGACGAACGTCGGGAGCACTATCGCAAAGACGCAAAGCTCATTCTTGATACGTTTGCCTGCAACGAAGCTATTGATGAAGAAATTCAGAACGAGCTGGAGGCCTGGAATGACTGATATCGCCACCTTCACTAATGAGCAATTAATCGCCGTGTGCCTTGCTGACGTGGCGGAAATGTCGAAGTTTTTAAAAGAGGGTGAATTCAGCAATCCGTCCCGCGCAGCCATGTATTTGCGTATTACTGAAATCGCATTGGCTGCGCTGATGGGGGAGTTCTCATTTGCTCGCAACCAGGTACGCCGCGAGCACGCCGAGTGGTCACAGTCCACCTTCGGGAATGTGGGCCCGATCGGCCCACTGAAGCACCTACAAAGAGAAGTGCTGGAAACCATCGCTAAGCCGCATGATCTGATCGAGTGGGCTGATATGCAATTCCTGTTGTGGGATGCGCAACGCCGTGCCGGTATCACTGACGAGCAGATTACCCAGGCGATGATCGATAAGCTCGCGGTAAATAAGGCGCGCCAGTGGCCCGAGCCAAAGGACGGGGAACCTCGGATGCATTTACGAAGCGAAGACGAATCACTCAACGCCAGGCGCCGCCGTAATCGTGAATCTAATGCGCGCGCTCGCGAACGTGAAACGCCCGCACAACGCAAAGCCAGACTGGAGAAAAACAGATTGAGAATGGCTCTTCGTCGTAAGGGAGGTGCCAAATGAGCCTGAAACACCGCCTTCCCGAACTGGAAGCCAGCATCGACCCGGCAGCATTGCGCGCAGCCGCCGACGAATATTCGGATCTGCTTCTGACTTTGTGCTTGTGCATGAAGATGGCCGGCCCCACCCGGGCTAACGTGCGCGCCTGCGCCACCGAGCTTAAAAAGCGCCTGACTACCTGGCACAGCCATAAAGAGCTCAATGCAATTCTGTCCAGTTGGGATCCCGTTGGCTATGTTCTCGGCCTCCGCCGGGAAGCGAACGACAACGCGCGCGCAGCTGGCGATCCAGTTGATGTTTTTGTGTGAGATGAATATGCGACTGATTAACCGAAGCAAGCAATCACCGCTGGGCCGCCAGGCGTGCGATGCGGCACTGGCAAAACACGTTGAGCTTTATGGAGCCTACGGGCGACAGAAAACGAAAAGAACTTATACGGTGGTGGTTCAAGGCTCAAAGATCACTGTAGAAGTTGTTAACAGAAAAAGTAGCTATGTGGCCACAGCCATGAGCTGCGCGCGCCGGCTACACCATCTGCCTGGACAATGTAACTAAGGGGTTTTTATGACTAATACATCTCATAAATCAGATGAAATTTTGATAACCGATGACGTTCTGTCCAGATACAAAATATCGCGCAGCACACTCTATTTCTGGAGCACCCCATCCCGGATGCCCTCTTACTTTGCTCAGCCATTCCCGCAGCCTAAAATAAATGGCAGCCCTAAAAGGTGGAGACTTTCAGACCTGCTGGCCTGGGAAGATAACGTGGGGATCAAACCAGAGGCTGACCAACCAGCTTCTCAAGGTGATCCTGCCAAACAGCAAGCCAGTGACGCTGATCATCCAGATAATCATGCAGGTTATAACGTGCCATGA